GCTTGATTGAAGTTCAATGACAGCGCATACTCGGAAGGCGTAACGGCTTTCTCCAACGTTTTCCATTGTCTCGCTACGTCATCACGTATCTGATTAAATGTCATGCGACCTGACTGCTTAATCTGATGTAACGTAACTGCTTCAAAAAACTTTTCGTAATGAGTAATCTCTGCTCGGACATCTTGGCTAATCCCTTGCTGCGTCACTGACGTAAACTGCCGAAAGATAACGTCAGCCGGGATTGCTTCCCAAGCGGCAAAGCACCCGTCGTAATAATCTTTTTCATTAGCTAAAAGACGGTTTTTCCCTGCTGGCCTTTGGCTAGGGTCTCCAATTTTTCTCTTAGCCGATATAGGGAAGCGTTCAGCCTTCTTCAAGCCTTGGGTTACTTGGATAGCTGTTCGGCTCATCTTTAGACTTCTTCAGCCATACGTTTCGGTAGTCCTGCGGTTTCCATTAAGAAGTTCTCTAGGTTCTCGTCAGGGAACAGCGGAGCGCCTGCCCCAGCAAGTTGATTAATGAACGTTCCAAGAGCATTCAGATCAACATTATCTGGAGCTTGGAAGTTGATTGATGGTGTTTTTGACACATCGAACCCATTGATTCTCATAAGCCTAGGTAAAGCATGACTATTGAAGACCTCAGCGATACCAGAAAGCCACGCTTCCAACGAATCCAGGAATAGTTGAATCTTTGAAACCGATAGGGCTTGTGTTCCCGTTGCTGTGTGTCCAAGTAGCACGAAATCAGCTAGTAGAGACATCGCAATTCTTTGATCGTATCTTTGGATGATTGCGTTCGTGTCGAACTGGCGACGCCCACCGGTGGAAAGTAGCTTCAGGTCGTAGGCGAGATTTCCGGTATCTGGATCGTAAGCGAGTGGGAAAACAATGCCTTCTTGCTCATCTCTTTTGATATTCCTTACTAACTGTTTGATTGCATCAAGCGCAGCGGTTTCGGCTGCTGTTGCGTTATCGCTTAACAGTTGAGGCGGAACCATAGCAACCGGCATGCCAGCCAAGTCTCGTTCGATACCGATGGCTTCAATTTCTTGGATTTTGGTTTTGTAATACCACGGAATGAAAGCGTTTCTAAGAACTGACCGTCCACGAGGGTTATTGTATTTTGTGGATGTTCTAAATAAAAGCATTTTATGGATCGGAATGAAGACGTTATCCCGTCCCCATGTTTCACCGAGTTCTTGCTGCTGGATGAATCCGTTAATGCCACCGTTTTTATCGATGTCCCAATCGTAAACGGTTGACTGTCCACGGATAGGCAGCTTCTTCCATCCAATAAGGTTGTCGTCATATTTAGAGGGTGAGTCAGCTTCGTACCCTTCACGTCGTTTGTACACAATTTCGTGGATAGAGAAGCCGTAAGTCAAGAACGATAGAATCGAGGACAACGTATCATCCCAGGAAACCGACATATCACTCATGCAGCTAGAAACAAACTCGGCGTACTTAAGTGCTTCTTCATCTTCTACATCTGAAGCATCAACTGACCAATCAACTTTTCGCATCAGCATTTCTATTGCGTGCATAATTGCACCGACTACAGGATCGTTGTCTGCCATCTCTCTATAGTTGGCGATTCCCCGCCTGCCTTGTAGCTGCTGTATGAAATCTTCTTGGACCTGCCCACCATATTGGATTAGCCCAGCGGAGCCGAGTTCCATGAAGTCAGTTGACGTAGGTTTAGCTTTACCGATGTTTCGGGTGTAGCCCTCTTCAGCCATGCGCTTCTCCGTTACGGTTATGTTACGACCTTAGCCGTTCAACGTCTTAAGGCTATGCGGCGTCACATAAATGTAACAAATGTTCATCGCACTTTCCATTGGGACGGGGCAGTCATCGAGAACGGCGCAACCGTTGGGGCTACACGAGAACCACTGACCATCAACTCAGAACAGGCCCAAACCAAAGCATCTAACCGGTCAGGAGACGCCGAAATATCAGGCACCCAGGAACACAACTGATCTTCCAACAAAGAATAGAACCCAAGGTGGTGTATTTTCCCTTGCTCATACAAAGCCACAACAGGCTCAGCGCGAGTCCTTTTGCCCCTCGAAGCGTGAACCATTTTCACTGGGACTGTTTCATCAACTGTGCGTAACGTGTGGAGAACCATGTCTCCGCCTTGGTTTGATTCGGCTACTATCTGATCTGCTTTATGTCGATGGTATGCGGCGATCGCTGCCCGGCCCCAATCATTCGGGCTACCTCTGAGGGTCGAATCGTCGAGAACGTACCCATGCCCATCAGTGCCGAGGCCAACCGTGACGATACCTGTTTCCGAGCTTTCAGCTTTACCGCCCGCAGCCGGGTCAATGGCAACCACTACCCTCACAAATTCTGGAGGAGTGCTGACACGGTTGTTTTCCAACATGTCTCGATCCCATAAAGCGCCCTCAATATCGTCAAGGACTTCAGCGTAAAGCTCCTGTAACCCTAAGCGTGTCCCTTCGTACCGGGCCAAGATTTCAGACAGAAATGATGGAGCTAAGTTGTCTTTATTGTCGAACGTAGACCCCCTAGTAATGTGGATACTGTCATCTTTAAGGGCTAGGAGCCGCCGGATTAAAGGTATTGGTTTTGGCGTGGTAGTTGCGACTACCCGTGGGTATGCTCCAATACGTAGCCCAAACATCAGCATGTCCCACGCTTCAGGGTACCGCCATGCTGCAAGCTCATCCGCCCAAGCTAGATCATGGTTAGGGCCACGAAGTCGATCTGGTTCATCTGCTGTAAATGCTGAAGCGATCGCCCCATTATGAAAGGTGACACGCCTTTTAGATGGTTCATATCTCGGTCTTTGGTGCGCTGGGTAGATACCCAGGAGGCCCGATTCGCCTTCTATCATCGTATCCCTGACATCAGCGGCAGTCGGCCCGACCAAAGCCAAATGATGGGTGTTCCCGGCGTCAACCTGTTCCCTTATGAACTCCGCTCCAGTACGAGTTTTCCCCCAGCCACGACCAGCCAAAATAAGCCAAACACGCCAAGCGCCTTCCGGTGTCCCTTGGCTAGGCCGTCGGTGAACCCCCCAACCTGTTAAATATGCCTCAACTTCTTCATCAGGCATAATCGAAAGCATTTTTTCCTTATACCTTGCCCCGTCTTCTTCGTCACGAATACGCTGCTGGAATACGTTCCACTTAGACGCTTGCACATCTGTCACGTTTCCCCCTCAGTGTTAGCCTTCACGACAGGGTATAAGCCCGTATCAGGCGTTTTTGCTGCTTCCAGTGCAGCTTGTGCGTCTTCTTCATCCAAAAGCCTCTGAGCCTCATCTAGGCGGTCTTGGAACATTTTGCCCACATCAGTTATTACAGGGCCGCCCCCTTGCCCCGATATTTCCATCTGCTTAGGTGCATCCAAACCAAGCAAGCCCCTCCTGTTACGAGAAACATTCACGGCACCAGCAATAGCATTCTCAACATCAGGAGAATAATTCATTTGCCGCTGCACATTCCCATCACTCCCCACGACTTGTTCCGTGTTCTCGCGCTCCGCAGCTAAAAGCTGTTGCAAAGACGACTGCCACAAACGCTCCAACCGTTCATTCTCTATCAAGCGGGCTTCTTGTGTAGCTTCTTGCCCCCACCATTTCAAAGCCGCCCTATACGCTTCAAATGCCCCTTGGCGTGAGGCATACCCGACTCGTTCTGCAATCACATCGAACGTAAGGCCATCACGCTTGAGCCTGATGACTTCACGGTATTTCGCTGCTGTTTCTGGTGTCAGGTTTTTCGGTCTTGGTCCCATATTTGTCCAGAGCTTAGTGTCCAGAGCTACTTTCTTGTAGTAATCGGTGTTGCGTAATCAATTATTTCCGCTAGTTGTTCTGCGATTATCTCTTCCGTTTGGGCACCATCTACGGTTTCATGGCGTAACCCAGACAGTTTGAGTTGTCTAAGGTTGTGGGTCTTTGTGGCCCTACCGTTCCACCACGATTCTTGTTGTGGTGATATGCCAAGTTCATCGGCTCGATCCAGCATCCGTTGGTATGCAGTGATTGCCGGTAGATCGATTGTTACAAGAACTGTTTGCCCAACTTCAGCAGCGGCGATTAGAAACTTCTTGTTTGCGAGTCGATCACCTTCCCCTAATACGAGGCGAGATTTAGTGGATTGTACGAACTTAATTGCTTTTGGGTTCACACCTAAAGACAATGTGTCCGTGCCAGGGAACTTAGAACGCTGTTTGCCGAGCAGGGCAACTTGCGGTTTTTCGTACCATGAGTATGC